CTCTCTAAAGGTGTCTGTGTTACCCTATACAACATTTTTCCACTATATGGTACTAAGTCTGGTGGTGTGGTAGCAGTCAACTGAGCCGTTACACCAGTATTATTTGCTGTCAACATCTCGGCATTGGTAAACGTGCCCGATGCATATACCAAATGTACTACACCGGTAGTACCTGTAAGATTGGTGTTAGCGAAATAAACTACTCTGCCAGTGGCACCAGATGTGTTACCTCTAATAAACTCGTCTTGAGTAAATGTTCCTGATATGGAACCCAGTGACAAGCGCAGTGTCTGATCGTATCGTAAGTTGTCTGCAATGCCACCTGTAGTTCTTAACGTTGGATCTTTTATGATACCATAAAGCCTGAACTGATTGTTCGCCGCAAAGAAACCACCTTCGCTACCATCTACCTCTACGTTCAGTGTAACGTTACGGGCAAACAGCTCGTTCTCTGGATCGGATCCATGACCTCCAACATCAGGTAGGTAAGCTACCGCTGTAGCACCAGAACCAAACGATGGGTTGGCTGTAACATCTACTCGTACTCGCGAGTAGCTTGACCCATCATTAATTGAAGTAATCTTTGATACCGCTCCAGCCTGTACGTTAGCGTACGCTGCAGCACCGTTACCATCACCGATTATATTTATCCGTGGTCCAATGTGGTATGTACTAGAAGTGTTAGGAGATACTGTAAACCCGGTATTAACTGTCAACAGCTTAGTAGTAGCATTATATCCTGTAACAATTCTCAGCTGACCGGCACCAAGACCACTGGAAATAAAAATCGTAGATCCGTTGTACACGTTGTCGTTGCCACTTGCAGTGCTTGCAATAGTCAACTGTGTGGTACTAGTAATACCAGCTAGAGTTCCTTTATTCTCTAAGTAACCCGAACCTCCACTCGTAACATCATAGATTGGTACGGATCCGTTTGCGGAAGCCTGTTGTACAGCCCATTGAGCACTACCATCGTTAGATGTTAGGGTCTTAACTGGTACGTGGTTGACTCCACCAAATCTATTAAAGTCTGCAGCTGATACATCGTACATGAATTTCCACTTGTATCCATCACTTGTAGTAGTAACGGATGTGGATCTACCAGAAGGAAGTACTGTACTAGCAGAGCTATTAGCATTAAATAGGCACTTGTACACTTCATTGTTGCTTGTGAATACAAAGAATGGGCGTTCTGGTAGATTGGGATTGTTATCATTAAATTCGGTATACACGGTACCAGATTGCCAAATATATTTTGGTACGGCCATTGTCACGTTGTTATTAGAAATTTTCTTCAGTGCGATCATTCCTCTCCACGCATTACGATCAGAAAATTCTGTATCAGCTAATGAGGGAGGGTCAGATTCATTACTCCATGGATCAATCCTGGAATAAAACAAATACATCTGAGTAGGACTTGACTCATCAAACCCTTCTTTAAATTGCTGTGCGTTATGCACATTAAATTTTTTGCTGATTAGCTTAGCCATGTGTACACGTTTCTACCTAGGTTGCATATCTGAATGTACCATTTGCCATGGCACTACCGGCAAAGATGGTGTTAATTGTAAGTGTAGTGTTGCTGAATACCGTATTAACTATATATATCGTGTTGCCAGTAGCTCCTGGTACAAGATCTGTTACTTCTATATGTGACCCGTTTCGTAGGATGTCGGAGAATGTAGTATTCTCTCCCTTAATTACAAAACCAGTTCCAAGTACTACTGGTTCTGGGAACAACGGAGATATAGTCTTGGTTAAGTAACTCGAAATAATATTGTTATTGGCCACGTGGATAAATCCACTGCCATTCAGATACACAGCTGGGTTACCAACTACGGTTAGAGATCCTAGAGATGGTAACGAGAGGCTTCTAGATAGAATTATATCACTCGATACTACCGTATTAGGACCGATACTGCCAATACCGGTCTTACCACCAATCAGATCAATACTAACGAACGATTCGATATCCAGCGATGTCAGGTCAAGAGTATCTTCGATATCAATCTGACCAAACAGCTTTGTACCAGCTGGATGAATAGTAGAGCGAACAATATCACGATAAGTCTTTAATGCCGTAGGTGATTTGATTACGTAACTAAATTCTTGATAGTAATAGTTGTCTTGGATTCTTTGATCGGAAGATAAGAAGCCTCTTGTACCTTTATAGCTTCCATCCTCTAATACAACACCAGATACAACTGGATCGCCTACTGCGTTAGTGGCAGTACGTGTAGTATTGGTTACTGTTACAGCATCGATAGCATTATAAGACCTACCACCATTGATAACTGTAATGTCTGCAATCGATCCGGGCAGGAACGATCTTGTAATAACAGCATTGCGTCCTTTAAAACCACCGGCGCCATCGCTAATATCTAGATCACTAACCTCTTCGTCAATGACCGATACACTAGGAAGTATACCACCTTGGTAGTTTCCGTTGTTAGCAGATATAGCACTAATAGTACCAACTGTAATAGTACTTGTACCTAATGCAGCGCTAAGTGCGGTAGATGAATTGGCAATTGCTAGATTAGAACTTACAATACCTGAATTAGAGCTATAAGTAGGACCATATCCAATTGGTGTATCAGATAGTCCTTGGATAGAATCAGTGTATCTGAATATAGTTTCAGTATTGGCAATAGCAGTAATGTTTATTTGACCGGTCAATCCACCCTTTGGATTACCACCGCTAATAGTAACTACTGTATTGCCAACGCGATATCCACTACCGCCACTTGTTAGCTCAAACAGTACTACTTCGTTTACGGTGCGCGCAACGGTACCCTTAGCATCGCTACCTGTTACACTAGAAAGATTTACACTATCTCCAACCTGGTGGCCTCCACCACCACTTGCACTTGCACTACCAAACGATACGTCACTCAAAGGACCAATGGTGTTTACAACAAAGCCACCCACGTTATCACTAGTAACAACTTGCTCTAGGTCTAAGAAGGTACCGGTTACTTCAACAAGACGTAGCTCTTTTACCTCAACACCACTCTCAAATACAGTAACCGTACGCAAAATTTTTCCAGTAGCACCAGACGTCTGGCCAGTTACAAATTTACCCAGTGAAGTCTCTAAGTTACCGGTAAAAGGAGCTCCTAAACGTACTAAGGTATCTTGAGTCCAACGCCCATCAGAAGCGCGTAGAATGTTCTCTGACGGCTTATAGATTGATACGTCCTGATTGTATAGGATACGGAATAAAAGGTTGTATGACGCGATAGAGCCCTTACTACGGTATAGATCCTTTATCTTCTTTGCTACTAGTCTTCTATCAGCTAATACGTTATCAGGAAACTGTGATAGTACCTCTCTTTTAAAGAAGCTATAGAACTTAGACAGCTCGGTACTATCGATATCCTGATTGGAAAGTAGGTTCTTAGACGCATCGGTCATCTGACCGTTACTCTCCATCCATTCATAGTATGCCTTCATAAAGGCGACAAGGTTTGGCCCTTCTTCTAGCAGATAGCCAGGAACCTGTGATTGTACTAGCGTCGATGTTTTATTATTAGTGGCCATTTAGTACGTCGATGAGCTCGCTACTACACCGGTCTCACTAGAAACCGTTGCTTGAATGGTAGATGCTACGTTACGAGATAACGCTACTGATACATCTGTTGTATTGTTAACAATATTTACCGTAGCATCAGCAAGCTGACATATCTGACTACGGGTAGACTTAATAGACTGGTTAGCAGGCACTGCATTGATCTTAATACCATCACCATCAAATGCAGTAAACTTAATAGCACTTATTCTAACAGAACCAAGAGTATAGTTAACTGCCCCTGCATTACCGACAACGTATACGCGCTTTCCACTTGCCAAACGGTATATTCGCAGCTTACCATTACCATCGTCATCAAAGTAACATGTAAACCCTTTGTAGGTAAACGCAGACGATCGTATAGAATACTTGTGCCCTACATGAGGGTTGTTGATTGGGTTGTTAAAGTCAACACCATATGCTTGAGTGATAGTAAGGTTAGGAATAAAACGACGCTGCATATCAAACGTAACCGATACATTAACTACACTAGCATCAATATCATCTACTTTTTTAATCAACTCAGACATATAAAAATTATTATTGAATATTCCAAGCTGCTTATTGTTAAAGTCGCTTAAAACTTGCTGTACGTTATTCAATAAAGTATTGCCACTCTTATTAGTAAAGTTAGGATCATAATTAACTTGTATAGAAGGTACCACATAAAGATACTGCGCATCTACAAATACAGGCTCAATAGTAACCGCATTACGATCATCTAGCAGCTCAATCAACTCATTCTTACGACTAGCAGTAAGCACAGCATCATTAAATGGCTTAGCACTGATATACACCTTACCATATACGGGGGGGCTATTCTTCTCTCCACCCCATACACTAATAGTTTGTAAGTCAGGTGCATTGTTTAACAGAATACTTTTATAGTCGTTTGCTGTTACTGCGCGGTTTTGAGCGGCGAAATTTTTAGGAGCGTTAAACTTAATACTGTCTACCGACTGTGGATTACTACCACCCGATGCCTTACTAGTCGTTATTACAGAGTATGAGCTGCTCCCTGCAATAGTAGCAGGGCCTTTGAATGTGCTGGTGCCGTTTACTATCGGCCCGTTGCATACGCTGTAGTTTAACTTGACGATGTTACCATCGACAGGCTTCTTCCCTATGATGTTATCTCCAAACTGTACCTCATAGGTGCCATCATTGCTCTCTTGCAGGAAGTATACCGCACTATCTCCATCGATGCGTGTTATGTCGTCTGCAAGTCTAAAAACGCGTACAGCGGTGTTAGAGACGCTTTGCTGCACGGTTACTGACAGTGACGTAGTATCGCTGTTTTCATTGCTTAGCAAATACCTAGCAGGATTGACGGAGCTTACAGTATAAGACTCCTGTACACGATCTCCTTCCTTAATATCAACCAGCTCTGTGTATACGCCAAGATCAGATCGATCGAATGTAACTGTGTCTGTAGAATGGAACTTATAGGTAACGCCATCTACTGTACTAGTAAACACCGTATTAGAAGGTACTACTATACTGTCTGGAGATCCTACAGGCTCAACCGTTACAGAAAGCTGCGCACGTGCACCACGAGCAGACGTAGGAGTAAACCCTAGTGCCTTAGCCCTACTTACTACGTTGTTTCTGATAAGCGCACTGTCTAAGAACATCTCATTAGAAACAAAGTTTGTATATACGGCGTTCTGATACGTGTTGTATGCTAGCAGTTGAATGATAGTCTGCAGGCCTGAGCTTTCAAAGTCGTAGTCTTTAAACTCGTTCTGACTAGAAAGATACTCCTGCAGATTGTCTTTGATCTTGTCAAAGTTTAAGTCTGTTACTAGTAATGCATTATTAGCAGCCATTTACCTTACTCTTTGTATTGCTACTTCTAGGTCTATAGGGAATCGATCATTAACGATCTGAAACTGTATCTTAATAACCAGCGCATTGGAGTCTTCACGTACTGCAACATCGACTGACAATACACTTGCACGTTTCTCATACTGATTAATAGCGCCCTTTATATCACGACGTATTCTATCACGCAGTAAAGGATCGTCTGTGTTCTCAAACAACAGCGCTCTAACATTGCCGCCATATAAAGGATCATACGCACGCTCGCCAAAGTTAGTTAAGATAAGATTACGTACTGCTCGCTTTACAGCTTGTGCGTTTTTAAGCACAGGAAGCTTACCCGTCACTGGATGAGGGGTAAAGGTTACATTGACATCACTGAATACAATCTCACGTAGTAACGGGTTTTGTGATCCTGATGCCATTACAACTCCCAACTATTTTCTTTTATTTATCGCTGTTCTTAGCGTCCTGTATCTCTTGACGCAAAACTTTACATAATTTAGCCATCTCTGACAAAGCTTTACGTGCTCGAGTACCCGCAGTCTTATTGCCCGCTTCGAACTTTTCCATCTCACTAGTCAATGCCTGATAGTGTTGATCGAACAATTGCTTAGTATTCATTTGCTACTCCCTTAGGCTACTGCTGTCAGTATGCCATTGCTAAATGTAAACGTAGTACCGTCTACTGTAAATGATTGTTCTGCAGCAACTGCTCCTGCACTTGCTAACGTTCCTGTTGCAAACTGAGCGTCTGCAGAAAGTGACCCCCCTACTGCTGCCGTTATTGCATCTTGTTCTTCAGAGGAAGTGTCGTATGGTGCTGTTACAAAGCTGTTGACCTCTGTCATAAACTTTGCTTTGTTCTCAGTAGTAGCACTCTCGATTAATCCATCAATACCATGGTCGGTATCAAACACCGGTGCTGCCCCTGTAATCTCAGCTAGCTGAACTTGCGTCTCAGCAATCTCTGTCAGAACACTATCTATCCCTGGTAGTGCAGTCTCTAGTAAATCGGTAGCTGCTCCAATAGAT